AAGTGGTATATTGGCAGCAGCACATCTTGGAGGACAAGGTTCTGTAAAAAGATACTTTAAAAATGGTAAAGTTTTTAAAGATGGATTTGGAACAAAAATTACATCGTATATGGCTCAATTTAGTGGATACGATATTAAATTAAATTAAATTTATGATTATAGAAATAATATTGGGAGTATCTGTTATAGTGAATATGATACTTTTATATGGAGTAAGAAATTTACTCAAACAAAATGAACAATTAGAAGATTCATTAACAGAAGTAGTTACTGATACTAATCGTACAATAACTGATGTAGTAGAGCAAATGAAACGAGTTGATATTAGAGGTTCGTTTGAATCAGATGATGAAGTAGGTTCTGTTTTTGAATCTCTCAAATCTATTGTAGAAAAATTAAAAGAAAAATACTTAGTATAATATGCCTAGACCTAGAAGAAAAAAATCTAAAATGTACTTTGGTACACCTGCACAAGAAGCAATTATTGAATACAACAAAGAAAAAGACCCAGCAGTAAGAAACCAAATATATAATAAAGGGATAAAATATCCTTTTGAAAAATTAGCTGAAAATGTTTTAAACACATTTAAATTTACTTACTTTGATGTACCGAAAGCAGATGTACAAAAAGAAGTTGTATCTGCTATGGTAGAAAAAATTCATATGTTTAAAGAAGGACGTGGTAAAGCATTTTCTTATTTTACAATTATAGCAAAAAATTATCTGATTTTAAATAATAATGGTAATTACAAAAGATGGCAAAAAAATCAATTAATATCAGAGATGCCTGTAACTTGGAATCCTGAAAATGACTTTTACCAATCTGAACAAAATGATGAGTTTTCTGAATTTAGGAGAATTATGTTATCATACTGGGATAAAAATCTTACAATTGTATTTACTAAAAAAAGAGATATTCAAATAGCAGATGCAGTGTTGGAATTATTTAGAAGAGCTGATTATATTGAAAACTTTAATAAAAAACATTTGTATCTTTTAATAAGAGAAATGACAGATTGTAAAACACATTACATTACAAAGGTAGTAAACACAATGAAACAACATCAAAAGAAAATGTTTAATCAATTCTTAGATGGGCAAGTTATTGACGAAAATTTAGATAATGAGTTCTGGACAGAGTAAGGAAAAGTATTTTTTGGGTATATCATATGGATATCACGATTCAGCAGTTGCATTATTAAAAGGTGGAAAGGTTTTATCGGCAGTAGAAGAAGAAAGATTTACTGGTATAAAGCATGATAATAGTTTTCCACAACATTCTATAAAATGGATTACGGAATCAAACAACATTACTATAGATGATATATCTTATGTTTGTTTCTACGAAAACCCCACATTAAAAAACGATAGAAACAAATCTATTTACAGAAAATATTGGTATAAAAATATTTTTGGATTTAAACTAAAAGATAAATCATTTGATGATTTAAAAAGATATTTTCCTAAAGCAAAGGTTATGATAGGAAACCATCATCTATCACATTTAGCATATTCATTTTATACATCTAATTTTAAAACTTCATCAATACTATCTGTAGATGGTGTAGGTGAATGGGATACCACTGTAATGGGTACAGGGGATAAAGATGGAATCCACACCCATAATTCAATTAAATATCCACATTCACTTGGTATGTTATATTCGACAATTACAGCATTTCTTGGATTCAAACCAAACGAAGGTGAGTATAAGGTTATGGGATTAGCACCATATGGAAAAGAAAACTTATCACTATCATCAAAATTCAAAAGACTCATAAAGAAAAAAGATGGAGGATATGAACTAAATTTAGATTATTTTAGTTATCATTATTCTGATAAGATGATGTTTAACACAAAACTATCTAATTTATTAGGTGTACCAAATAGATTACCACATGAGCCAGTTGAACAGATTCATAAAGATTTAGCATTAGTATTACAACAAACATATGAAGAAGTTTTCTTTTACTTATTAAATAATCTGTACCTATTAACAGGTAATAAAAACTTATGTTTAAGTGGAGGTTGTGCATATAATGGAACAGCTAATGGTAAAATACAATACGAAACACCATTCGAAAATATATGGATACCACCAGCACCATCCGATGCTGGTTCTGCTATCGGAGCTGCACTTTTTGTATATTATCATATGAATCCTAATTCTGAAAGAATTGATAACACCTCACCATTTTTAGGTCCAAGTGAAAAAATATTAGATATTGTAAAAGTTTGTAAACAAAACGAAGATAGGGTGTTTATAGAAGCAATTTCTGAAAATAAGCTATTACCAAAGGTAGCTAAACTTATTTCCGAAGGAAATATAATAGGATGGGTTCAAGGTAGTTTAGAATTTGGCGCAAGAGCATTGGGTAATCGTTCTATATTAGCAGACCCAAGAGACCCACAAATGAAACAAAGAGTAAATTCTGTAGTTAAGAAAAGAGAGGGATTTAGACCATTTGCTCCAATGTGTACTTTTACTGATATGGGTAAGTTCTTTACACCAAATATAGAAATACCTTATATGAATCAAATAGTTAAAGTAAAAAAACCACATAGGTCTAAGTTACCAGCTATTACACATATAGATGGCTCAGCAAGAGTACAAACTTTAAAAAAAGATTTTAATCCTAAGATGTATTTACTTCTAAAGGAATATCAGAAGATTACAAAGTATCCAATACTACTTAATACATCATTCAATCTAAAAGACCAAACTATGGTTAGAGATTCACAAGAAGCAATTGATACATTTATGAATTGTGATTTGGATTATTTAGTAATTGACAATATTTTAATTACAAAAAAGATTATTTAATTTACAATTCCGTAATATTTTCTTAACGTTAAGTTAACATTGGTTATACTTATATTAAAGGAGGATATTATGAAAACAATTATCACAACATTCCTCTTACTAATGATGACCACATTAACATTCGGTCAACAAAAAACCTTACAATTAGTAGAGGATAACGAGTATTTATATACTGTTTACAACGAAGATGGTTCTGTACATCAAAAAGGTACGTTTATCAAATTAGATGATAACACATTAATTAAACACTCTTATTGGAGAGATGATGTAGGAACAAAAGCTCTGTACGACAACGGAAAGTTAGTATGGATTAAACCTAAAGGGCAACCTAAATATACTTATAAAGAGTTAGAGTTCGAAAGGATGAAGGCAGAATTGGAACGATTGAAGCAATTAGTAGCTCTAAAAAACTAATCGTAATTCAAAGAGATTAGTACAAAAACCCTTACAGAAATGTAGGGGTTTTTTATTTGACACTCGATAGTGTTTACCCATTCGGTGTTAAAATTAAAAACATACTTTTTACTTAATATATACTATAGTTATTGTTGACATGTCCGACGTTTTGTAATATGGAAAAGTTATTTGACAATTAATTAAAACAGAGGAGAGATAATATGGAATTTCTAAATAAAATTGGTGATTGGGCAAAATCACTTACAGAAATTGGTATTAGTATCATTGCGCTTGGTGTAGTATTAGAAGTACTATTTAAGGGAGCAGCGATTCCTTTTTGGCCTGAAGTATCAGTAGTGGATAACATTATGGGTATATTAGGTTCATTAAGTAACGAAGGTCTACTTGGTTTAGTAGGTGCATTCGTTTTATACCATATTCTTAAAAAGAAGGCGTAATAGCTAGTAATAGAAATGTACATTATAGAAAGACCTCACTTGAAAAAGTGAGGTTTTTTTGTTTATGATATTTATATACAAGACAATATATAAAGATTATGAGTACAAATTTTGAATTATTTCCTGGTAAAGATTTAAGTGGATTGTTTAAAGATATCTACGATAACCAGCAAAATAAAAAAACAAGAATATCAGAACTAATTGCTGAAATGAAGAAAGTAATTAGACATTCTGGTGATATGGCAGTAATCGGACCTATACTAAAAGATTTAGTAGATACATCTGTTAGAAATGATGAATCACTAATTAAAATGGCAGCTATAGCACAAAGAATGATTGCTTCAAGAGATAAAGTAGATGGTGATATTGGATTCCTTAGTGATAAAGAAAAAGAACAATTACTACAACAATTAGAAGAAGTGGTTGTTGATGGAGCTACTGAAGCTAATGAAAAGGTTGATGAATTGACTAATGAAGTAGAAGAATTAAAGCAGAAGGTAAGTAATGATTAAGAATAGAAGAGGTGGTAGTGGAGCAGGTAGTAGGCGTAAAAGTCAACCAACGGGTAAAGAAAATACAATACCTGCTATTGTTACTGATATTATATTAGATGAGGAATCAAAACCAATAAGTGATAAATTAGTATCACCTACATCAATAGGTGCAATTCAATTTAAAATATTAGGTAAGGGAGGATTAACGGATTCAGGCGGAGGTAATGTAGTTGCATTTCCATTAGATACCTCTAGCTTTACTTTACCATTAAAAAATGAAGTGGTAGATTTAATAAAAGTAGGAACTGGATATAGATACCAAAGAAGAACAGGTGGTGAGTTCCAAAACTTTAATTCTACCGAAACCTCATTGGATGACTTTCTAAAATCAAGACAAGTAGATTCTAATCCAAAAGGAGAATCGGCAGGATATGAATCAACATCAAATACAGGAATATCAAATTCAAATGCTGATGGTGAAACAACTGGGTTCGGTGAATATTTTGTACCAAGTGAAACAATTCATAGATTAAAATTATATGAAGGAGATACTCTGATACAAAGTAGATTTGGACAATCTATTAGATTTAGTGGATATAATAACCAAGACGAAACAGAATCACCAACAATTATAATTAGAAATAGAGAATCTGATATTACTCAGAATGATGTAGAACAACCAGACCCAGTAGAAGAAGATGTAAATAGGGATGGTTCAATTATATCTATGACAAGTCAAGATTATCTATTAGAATTCCAACCTGGTGTTGTAGATGATGGAGGTTCTACTGATTTTGAAACAAAGCCAGAAATGTTCGAAGATTATCCTTCGGAACTAAAAGGTGACCAAATATTAATTAATAGTGGTAGGGTTATTATTTCTGCCAAAGAATCAGAAATGATTTTTTACTCTAAAGGTAATTACGGATTTATTTCTGATAAATCATTATCAATAGATAACGAAGGTGGGATTTTTGCACAAACAAATGATAATATGGAGTGGAATACTCAAGGTAATAACTTTATTATTAATAGTGATGGTGGTAAGATTTACTTAGGTGAAGATGGAAACGAAGATGAGCCAGTTGCATTAGGACAAACTCTAATAGATATAATGGGTGAGATATTAGATGCACTACAAGCAGAAACACACCCAACACCCGCAGGTCCATCCGGTCCACCTGTAAACTCCGCTACATATGCTTCTATAAAATCTAAATTAGAAACGATACTTAGTAAGCAAAACTTTACAGTATAAAAATGGGGTGGGGAATATTCAAACAAAATATGAAAAGATATATGGAGCAAGAAGGTGGAGCTCCATCACAAGCTGATTTTGCTAAAAAGCTAACATCGGAATATGATAGTTGTGTAAAATCGTTTGGTACTCAAAATCCAAACTTATCTAAAATTCAAAAAGGGAATACTTCTATGATGGAAAGTTTAGTTAAAGTTTGTTTAGCAGAGGGATTCCAAAAACAAAAAGGAAGTTTTCCTTGGATAAAAAAATTAGGTCCAGCGGTAAAAGGATATTGGACTGGGTTAACTCTACAAGGACCACCACCACCTCCACCTGCACCGGGTTCTGTAGCAAATATACAATTTGTAAGTGGAAATTGTACTAATCCTGGTCAATGGCAAAGTGATTTTCCCACACCACCAAATTTAGATGTTATGATTTTTATCAATTTATTTGTAACCGCAGCAACATTACATTTATCTACAGTATCAGGTATTATTAATACAATATCATTATATCCAGCAGGTCCATCGGTTGTACCTGGTCCCGGAGTAATTGTTTGGAGTACATTTACTGTACCGGGATAAAACATCAAAATATTTAAAACATATATTTATAGTAAGAAAAACATATTAATACGATTATGAAACCTAAAAAATTAGTTAAAGTTATTAAGGCATTGGTAGAAGTTGAAGTACAAAAACAACAATTAAACTTCCTCCAAAACCAATTCCCTAAGATTTTAGAAGAGGCAGTTCAATCAAGGATTAAAGCTGAACCTCAAAAAAGTTCTACAAATGTAGACCCATTTAGTTTAGCAGAAGCTGTTTTAGAAGATGATAGAAAGGCAAATACTGAAACTAAACAATATACAAAAAATGCAGTTTTAAACAATATATTAAACGAAACTGCACAAACAACAGAAGCTCCAAATGACCAAACAGTTACATTTGGAACACATAATGTACCAACAGGTCAACAACCAATTGGAACATCACCAGTATCTAATATGAGACAACAAATGGCTCAACAAATGGGATATGGTGATATAAACTTAGGTGGAGCTAGTAAACCACAAAGTGGTGGATTAGGTGTACAAACTGGATTACCCGGTTTAGATAAAATATTAAATAGAGATAATAGTGAATTGGTAAAAAGATTTAAACGATAGTATAGGAGAGAGAGATGGCTTACGAATTAGGGCAAAAATTAGTAATTGATACGGAGGAGTTTAACAACTTCGCAATCGGATTAACACTACCTTTACAAAAAGGTAATACTGGATATTTTGCTCAATCGTTTAACACTAGCGAACAAGTAAGAAGTAATATTATCAATTTATTAAAAACAAAAAGAGGAGAAAGATTATTTCAACCTGAATTTGGAAGTGGATTGCATGGTTTATTATTTGAACAAGCTACCGATACATTAGAAGAAGATATCGAAGAATCCATTAATTCAGCATTGGAACAATGGTTACCATATGTTGTGGCAGAAGAAATAAACGTTGATATCAGTAAAGAAATGACTGACTTTAACCAAGCATCGGTTTCGATTAAATTTAAATTAGAAGGACAACAAACATTAGATACAGTAACTTTTGTAGTTTCAGAATAATATGGCATTAAATAATCAAATAAAGAATTTTAAGAATAAAGGTAGAGATATAAAATACCTTAATAAAGATTTTGAATCATTTAGAACAAATCTAATTGATTTTGCGAAAACATATTTCCCATCTACATATACTGATTTTAACGAATCATCGCCAGGTATGATGTTTATTGAAATGGCATCTTATGTAGGTGATGTTTTAGGATATTATATAGATGATACTTTAAAAGAATCTTTACTAACAACCGCAGAAGATAGAGATAATATATTTGAACTATCTAAGTTTATGGGATATAAACCCAAAGTAACTTCACCAGCGGTAACAAATTTAACAGTATATCAATTAGTACCTTCAAGAATTAAAGCAGACCCAATAGCAAGTGGTGATTTAAGATATGAACCAGATAGTGATTATTTTTTAAGAGTTAAAGAAGGAATGGAAGTAGACTCAGATGGTATTACTTTCAGAACAACAGAGTTATTAGATTTTGCTGATGAACTTGATAGAGAAATAACAATATATGAAAGAGATGGTGATACCAATACACCAACTTTTTATTTGGTAAAAAAATATGTTGATGTAATCTCAGCAGAAGAAAAAGAATTAGAAATAACATTTGGAACAGCAACAGAAGAATATGCAAGGATAGATATTCCTGATAAAAATGTAATTCAAATATATGATGTTAGGGATTCCAATAATAACAAATATTATGAAGTTCCTTACTTAGCGCAAGAAATGGTTTATGTTGAATACTCCAATACAGAAGCTAACGATAAAGATTTGTATCAATTTAAAGATACAGTTTCATCTATTTTAAAATTAATAAAAACACCAAGAAGATTTAAATCAGTAATTAATTCAGATGGCTCTACTTCAATTCAATTTGGTAGTGGAGATGCAGGAAAAGATGATGAGTTGTTAGTACCTAATTTTAAAAATGTAGGATTGGGATTACCAAATTCAATAAACAGATTAGGTAGTTCATTTGACCCATCAAACTTTTTATTAACCAAATCATATGGACAATCACCTAAAAATACTACAATAACTGTAAAGTATTATGTTGGTGGTGGTGTTAATACAAATGTAGCATCTAATACAATCAAAAGAATAACTAATGTTAACTTTGATGAAGATTTAGATATATTTGATGAAGTTAAAAAAGGATTATATGCACAAGCTAAAAATTCATTAGCAGTAAATAACGACCAACCAGCTAAAGGTGGGAGGGGTGCAGAAACATTAGAAGAGATAAGAGAAAATGCAATTGCAAACTTTGGAGCTCAAAACAGAGCAGTTACTGCTAAAGATTATCAAGTTAGAGCATTATCAATGCCACCTAAGTTTGGTAATGTAGCTAAAGCATATGTGGCAGCTGATGGTAATTTAGATAATAATTCACCGGGTTCAATATTAGCATCACCTGATGCACTTTCTGAATTCAGTACATTGGTTCAAGACTTGGTAGATGATGGAGATATATCTGATAAGGATATTAAACAAAAATTAACAAAGTTCTTATCTAACAAAAAATCTAACACAAAAGAAAAAAATAATCCATTTGCGGTTAACTTATATGTTTTAGGATACAATTCACAAAAGCATGTATCATCATTAAACAAAGCAGTTAAAGAAAATATTAAAACATATTTAAATGAATTTAGAGTATTAACTGATGGAATTAATCTAATGGATGGATTTATTATAAACATTGGATTAGATTTTTCTATAAGAGTATATAGAGATTATAATAAAAGAGAAGTATTAACAAATTGTATAACAGCAGTAAAAGATTATTTTGAAATTGATAAATGGACATTCAATACACCAATCAACATTGGTGAAGTTGAAATGTTAATTGGAAATGTAGAAGGTGTACAATCTGTTGTAGAGTGTACATTCAAAAATCTATGTGGAGAATCTTCTGGATATTCTCCAAACGCATACGATATATCAGCGGCTACGAAGAATAAACAAATTTATCCTTCATTAGACCCATCGATATTCGAAATTAAATATCCAGATAACGATATAAAAGGAAGAGTGGTATAATGTATTATTTTTTAACAGCATCTAAGGATACAACTATATTTTCTCAACAACCTATACAAAATACTGGGTTGGATGAGATATTAGAGGTGTCTAAAGTTTATTATGGTGATTTAAAAGATACTGCTCGTTCTTTGGTAAAGTTTGATTTAAATTCTCTTTCATCCAAATTATCGAGTGGAGAAGTTACTATGAGTAAGGCAGAACTTATTCTTAGAGAAACACAACCATCAGAAATACCTTTACAATATTCATTACACATACACCCAATATCTCAATCTTGGGAAATGGGAGTAGGTACTAGGTTTGATAATATAAGTACAGATGGTTGTACTTGGAATTATAGAAAAAGTGGTAGCAAGTGGTTACCAACCGAAATCCCAAACGGAGGATTAGCTACTGGTTCATATAATGGAGCCGGTGGTATGTGGTACACTGCATCAGAACAAACACAATCATATGAATACCAATCAACTGATTTAGAAGTTGATGTATCTTCATCTCTTTCATTTTGGTTAGATGATAGTTATCCAAATGAAGGTTTTATTATAAAACATGCTGATACAAAAGAAAACGATGATGTTGACTATGGTCAATTAAAGTTTTTTAGTAAAGATACCAATACAATCTATCAACCTAAAATAAGAATAGGCTGGGATGATAGCAGGTACGAAACAGGTTCATTAACTGATTTACCAGAAGAATACAAAATATCATTAAAAAGATTAAAAAAATCCTATAGAGTAGGAACAAAAGCTGATATTGAAGTATTCGCAAGGGAATTATATCCACAAAAAACATTTAATAATACATTTGGATATTCCACCGGCAGTTTACTTCCAACATCATCATTCTACCAAATAAGAGATTTAGAAAGTAATGATATTATTATTCCTTTTGGAGATTATTCTAAATTAAATACATACGGAAATAAAAGTAGAATTAGTTTAGATTTTACAAATTTTGAAATTAATAGAAGTTATAAAGTAGAATTGAAAATAGAACTAAGTGGTTCTGTTGAACATTTCGATGATGATTATATTTTTGAAGTAACTAAATAATGGCATTAGACAAAGAAGAAAGAATATTAGAACTAACACAGAGTGGTTCTAAAGCTCTCAAATCATTAGATGAATTTGGTAGACACACCTTTCTTGCTCCACAAATGGGTGGAGAAATGGATGGTGAGACTGTTGGTAGACTTCGTAGAATGAAATATGATGAATCGGAGTTGGTTAAAGCAATCGATACTACTGTAAGTGAATTAATAAAAGCAAAACCAACAGAACAACCTGATGTTGTTTTATTAGATGAATATAATTCAGTATTAGATAGATTGGCTAGAGCTAATAGTATTATAGAACAAGTTAGAGCAGAATTAGCAACAGAAAAGGGTTTATCTAAATCCTTAGAAGCTAGAGTGGATGGACTATTAAGTGAGTTAGATGCATCTTTGGTAAGAGTAGCAGTTGCTGAAAATCAATCAGAAGCAACTAATGATAAATTTGTAGGTACAGTAAACGATTTACAACAAGCAATTCAAAAAGGAACTTTAGAGGCAATTGAAAGAGTTTCATTGGAAGCTCAAGTAGAAGGTTTAGCTGCACAAAAAGAAGCATTAGTACAACAAGTTGCATCCTTAGAAGAACAATTAGGTGGTAAAACACAAGCCTTACAACAAGGTGGAAAGGCAGCTGGTAACGCATTTACGGCAGTTATAAAAGAAAAAGGTGAACCTGATAAAGCAGATTTAAGATACTATGAGGCGAAAAAAGGACCAAATACAGGTTGGAAAAACGGACCAACGATTGAAGTATTAAATATTTCAGAAGGACCTATTAATATATCTTTTAGTAAAGAAGGTTCAACAAGTTGGTTACAAGCACCATCAGGTGGTTCGGTTGAATCTGGTAAAACAAGAAACTTTAAATGTGCAAAAAAAGGTGGTTGGAGTAAAGGTAGTAAAACTGGAAAGCTTACTGTAAAATCAGGAGGTGAAAGTGTAACATTTAGTACAGCATATAGAGGAGATAAAAATAGTAAGAAAATTGTATGTGCTGAACTGTATCATCAAGGTTGGATACCATACGAAATATTTAGAGCAGATGAAGATTGGGGAGATGCTATGTTTATAAAAGACCCTAAATTGGTTGTAGGATATCAAATGTGGTCAAGACATATTGTTGACTTTATGAGAAAGTATCCACAATACACTGGTTTAGTTTATTATGGAATGAGTAAATATTGGTGTCATTGGATGGCTCACCAAATGGGTGTTGTTAAAACAAATAATGTTGTTGGACAAGCTATTCATTGGTTAGGTAGACATTTATCATATTATGTATATGATAATTACGGAGGTGAACGTATATATAAGGTTTTACTTAAAGGAGCATTACTTCAAGAGGTTGAAATATTTAAACAAAATATAAGAGGTTAATATGGCTATAAAAAACTTTAAAAGTATTTTAGATAAGACTGGCTACTATGTTAGTGACAAAGATAGAAAAATCTTTGAAAGAGGTTCTTTGCCTGCTTATTTTGGTAGAGGTTCTACTGATACTATTGAGTTTATTTTATATGACCAAGCCGATAATATATTACCACAAGGTAAATCGGGTAAAACAGTTAGATATGTTGATGTTACCGATGAAGAATCTATTAGAAAATATATTCTTATAGTAAGACCCCAAGCATCAAATAAACCAAATGAATATTTTGTTGATGTTGAAAAATTAATCAACGAAGCTGGATATAGAAATGGTATATTTAAAACACAAGTAACATTACTTAACAAAAGAGTTGGTAGTGAAAAAGAACAAAATAAACTTTGGGTACATGAAATATCTCCATCAAGAACAGAAGTTAGAGTTTTACCTTTAAAAGTAGATAATCCAGCTCTAAGAGGAGATTTATTAACTAGATATGATATATTTTTAAGAGATGGTGAATTTAGAGATGATATTGTAAATAGAATACAAGCTTTTCAGGGAACACTTACAGCTGAAGAAGTTAAGAAGATTTTACAAAATGCATATGGACAGGATTGGATTAACTTAGTTAAATCAGAATTTCAAGTTCCTGATATTGATGATTTTTTAAGAAGAGTTGTTGAAAAATCAAAAGAAGCAATTAATTATTTCATGTCAAATAGAGAATGGAAAATTAATAATAAAAATTATGGTAAACCATTAAGAAGTTCATCAAATGCTAGTTTAGATATAATGAAACTATATAAAGTATCTAACCAAATAGTTTGTGATGTAATTGAAAGTCTTTTACCAAAACGTAACATTATAGATAAAACAATAACATCTCCTGAATTATTAGAATCAAGAGATAAAGTACAAAAGATACTTCAAAAATTTACATCCACTAAAACATTGGATACAAAGGCAAGTTCTATAGCTAGGATAATAAAACCCAGACCTCCAAAGAAAGGAGCATACACAATAAAATCACCACCTCCACCAAAACCAAAACCACCTGTAGTAATAAAACCTGCACCAAAGGTATATTATTTTTATCAATGTACCGCTAATGGTACTGGGAGAGCAGGAAGTTTCCCTTTTAAATCTATAGTTGCAAGGTCTGCATTTTTCTCATATGAAAATATGCAAGGAGCTACTATTAAGTTTAATTTAAATGGAGGAGATTCATCAAGAATATGCGCATTAGAAGGCTCGGTAAAGGTTTCTGGAATTGGACAGATAGTTAAAAAAGAATTATGTAAGGTTAAAAACTTTAAACCTATTATAATTAAAGCTAAACCAAAACCTCTACCACCACCACCTCCTAAACCAAAACCAATAGAGATAAAGATACCACCTATTATAAGGCCTTTTCCAATTGATGATATTATAATACCACCAATTAAATTTCCACAAATGCCTCAAATTAAGTGGCCTTTAACACCAATTATTGGAGTTGGGGGAGATGTACCACCACCACGTCCAAGACCGATTCCACCAATAATAAAACCACCTAAAAGGGGAATTGATAAATCAAGAGCTAATCCACCAACAATATTAACTGCTCCTGATATAAGTCAAGGAGAGCCAAATGCTTTCTTTGATGAAGGAAGAGGTGGATTCCAATCCGGCGGCGGAGGAGGTGGAATGGGAACATTCGGAGGATATATGAAATCAGGTTTCGGAAGCGGATTTAATCCATTTGGAAGTAGTTATAGAGGATAGATATGGCGTATAATTTTAGAAATAGAAGTAGGATAGGATTTGGGAACAGAAATCGCCACGCAAAAGCTTTAACTGGGACAAGGAGACCAAGAGGTAGAGGTCAACAACTTAACCTAACAGGAAATGCTGCAGCTCAATTAGCTGCATTAAAAACGATGCCACCTGCACCTACTCCACCAAAAGTAGTTAGAGTTCCTGTTGATGCAATACCATCTTCAAATACAGCTAATAGAATAATTATACCACCTCCATTACCAATACCACCTCCACCGAGACCAAACCCAGCGCCAAGAATATCACCTCCACCTATGGGGGGAGGACCTATAATTGATGTAGATAGCTATCTTCAATCAATGAGAGATAAAGGTGCTGCTATGGCGAGGGATATTATAATTAAACCACCTACACCTGTAGTTCCTATATCGACTAGACCAACTAAACCAATTGTTATTGGTAGACCAATGACTTTCGGTGGTAGTGCCGGACCAAGAGGATTACCTACAGATAGAGGATTTGATGATGGAGTTGAATCAAACTATGGAATGCCTATTATAAGTGGACAAGGCCCAAGTGGTAGAGCGCTTGTAGCTGCAGGAGAAGGAATGACCCCAGTGGTAACAACAACTGGTGGTGATAGAATCAGTACATCTCAGTTTGAAACTGTAAACATTGATAGACCAGAACCTAGACCACGTGTAGTACCAAAACCACCGAGATTAGATGAAAGACCAGACCCTATTAGAACGTTTCCAAGACCTGACCCGGTACCAATATTACCTAAACCACCGATATTAACTAAGCCGGTTATACCAAATAATGATTTTGCTCTTATTGTTCAATCATCTCCAGTTGGTGCGGATGTTTACATTGATGGTAAAAAAGCAGGAACTACAAATACTGCTATTAAACTTCCTAAAAAATCAGTTTTAGGTGTAACTAAAAAAATAACCGCTCAATTAACGGGATATACAAATAGATTAGGAAAAGATGCGTGTTATTATACTGTTACTGGGGTTACTAAATCTATACAAGTAAAAGAAAACTATGATGATTATGAAATAGTATCAGGCCCACCTGATGATTTTATTGATATAGGACCAACCTCCTTTATACAAGGTGGATTCAATCCTTATAACGAAGGAAGATTTGATGGTAGAGATAGATTTGGTGGTGGACCAGCATTACAACCAATTGGTAATCTGATGGACCAATCCAATGCATCTTTAATTAGAATGAGAATGGGTGGGGATGCTGATACAGTAGGAATAAATAGAAATGTAGGTAGAGGAGGAAATCGTTTTGTAGGAAGAACAGGCCCTTCTACTACTAGAAGAAAAGTAACAAAAACAAGAACAAGAACTGAATTTAAATATGAAATTGAAGTTAGGAAATATGTAAATGGTAAAGAAGTTCCAACTTCTTTAAATGCTTCCGACCAAAGGACTTTACTTTTTGATTTTAAAAAGATAATAATTGATATCAAAGATGATGATATTAAAGATGATTATCCAAAAGATGACCCTAAACCATTAGCAACTCCTGAAGTATTGATTGTTTCTAAGGGTGGAAGAATGGATACATTTAATGTAAAGATAGGTAAATCAACATCTAAAGTTTTCAACTCAGGTGGAGTGTACAAATCTGATAATTCTTTTGAATTAACAATTACACAAACTAATGGGTATGATATAAAAGGGTTTGGTGTTCTTAAAGGAAAAATAGATGACCAGCCAGATGAAGGCGAAATGGATAAGTTAGACTTAAATGAACTAACTTTAAATGTTGGTAATTCAATGACTTTGTACATAGATTGGCAACAACAAATATCAGTTGTTAAACCAACATTAACTTTAAACAATACAAGCTATACAGTTAATATAGCAGATGCTATATCAGGTGGTGGTATAATGATAGGATACGCTTCTTTAAATGCAGACCAGGTAAAATTACAATTTAGAAAAATAACTAATTTTAATTCAGATGCAGCAGGAACGTTTACATTAAATAATAATGCGTTTTCTGAAGGTGTGGGTCAATATATTGGTTATTTAATACCAAGTAATAAAAACTATGGTGATGGTGAAAAGGTAAGATTTAGTGTAAATGTTATTTCGGAATCATATATCGAAGGACCTGATATTATTAATATAACCTATCCATCTGTAGTTAAGGGTGCTGATTTTAGAGGATTAAATGTAGATTTTTCAATTGGATATGAATCTGTAAATACAAATTATGTAAATATATCTGTAGGTTCACCTGATATATTTTATGGTAAATTTGGAAAAGCACAAGCAGTTGATTTCAATATAGCGAGAATATTAAAGTTAGCTGGAGATAAAATAAATTCTGAAGATGAAGATAATATAAGATTTAGTATATTCCTTTGTCCATATAATACAGCAACAGATAAAGTAATAAAAGGTAAAACCGAAGAACTAACAATTAGATTTGATAAAGGAAACTTAACTTTATCAAGAGCTGATGTTATATCAAGACTATGTGGGGCTTTTCAATTTGATTTTAGTACATTTGATGATGAAACTTCTAAATATTTAACTCATTTAGCACACTTTGGTGATGGTGATAATAAGCTAATTACAACTTGGGAAACAGATGATGTTAGTTTTGTTGACTATGAACCACATCCAATAACTGGTAAAGCAACAAATAAAAGAATTGGTGGATATGATTCTTTAATTTTAAAATTATATGAACCATTAGATAAATCAATTCAACCAAACAGTACACTTTGGTTATCTAAAATAATAACTCCTTCTACTATTGAAGAAGTTTCTATAATAGATGATGAAGAAGAATATTGTGTACCATTAAAAGGACCTAACTTTGGTGTTAACCTATGTGGTTCACCAACTGATATGGGATATACACTAATAGATGAATTAGTAGATAGTGGTTCTCAATCATCAGCAAAACTTATAAATACTTTTGTATCTAAAAGTGGTATAGATACAGATAAATTAGAAATAGAATATGTATCTTCTTCTTATGATTATGTAGAAACAGATAAGGGATGGGATGCAGATGGTACAATAACAGAAACTTATGCATTTGATAACTTTTCACACTTTGGTTCAGCTGAAGAAAGAAGTAGAAACTTCCATTATAAAGTTTCACTGTTAGAAATATATAGTTCAAGTTTAGATAACTTAAACAATGCAGTAGGTTCAGCTACATCTTCGTTAAGCGTACTTAGAGAAAAAGAATCTATAGTTAAGAAACAAAATGATATTAAAGTAAACTTTGATGGTTTTGAAAAGTTCTTATATGAATCAACCTCATCATTAGCATATCCAAAGAAAGCTGATGGTGTTACATTAGAATCAACTGGAAGTACTAATTCTGTAGCTTGGTTTGATGCAATAATTGTATCTTCATCTGAACATGATTCTGTAAATGAAAATTATTTAGTAAATAATATACCTGAATTTATTGCGATAGATTCTGAAAATGATGATTACACATTATTTTTACAAATGATAGGACATCACTTTGATATTATATGGAGTTATATCAAAGGGTTAGAGACATTAAAAACTGTTGAAGAAAAACAAAGGATGGGTATTACTGATGATATGTTAAAACATATCCTTAAAAATTACAGTTGGATACCTCACTCATCTAAAAACTCATCACAACTATGGGAATATGCATTAGGATATAGAGATTCTAATCAAACTTCTAAGTTAATTAAAAGTGGTAAAGAATACGAAAATACTATTTGGAGAAGAATCCTTAATAACTTACCATATTTATTAAAACACAAAGGTACTCGTAGAGGTATAAGTGCACTATTAACTACATATGGTATTCCATCATCACTTCTAACTATTATGGAATTTGGTGGACCAAGAAATACGGAATCACAATCTTCAACATTTACATTTGATGATAGAACAGCAGCTGTAAAATTCCAAGCTGATTATGATTCTAAAATAAATGTAGATTGGAATGTGACAAACGCAGTATCTTCATCACATGCATTAGAATTTAGAATTAAAACTAATGATAGAAATAACCAAACAATTATTAGTAATGAACCACATTGGAACATTGGATTAGAACACAAAGTTAGTACATTGGGTAGATTATTTTATTCTTCATCAGAAGGATATGTTTATACCCACTCTGGTTCATTATTCAATAATGAATATACACAAGTTGTTACAAATATAAATTACCATACAGCTTCTCAAGGACCAGCATCTGCATCCATTGATATACATGCTATGCAAGATTTCCAAGGAAGAATACGAATGGAAGTTACTGGTAGTACTACAGGTTCATTTAATAATGTAGATACATTCTTTAGTGGTTCACAAATATCTTTAGGTGATGGATTTACAGGTTCAATGGATGAATTTAGAATTTGGAGTTCAGCATTATCGGAATCTATTATTAGAGACCATACTTTTATGCCTGATAAAACAAATGGTAATCATATATCATCATCTACCGAAGATTTAGAATTTAGATTAGATTTCGAAAAACCTGAAAACTTAAATGTATCTACATCAATAACGAATGTAGCAGTTAAGAGAGATTATGATGTTGCATATGCAACTGCATCTAATTTCCAAAATCAAACAAACTATCCTTATAGTTTTGAAATATATGAAAGACAGGTAACCGCTAAAGTACCATCAGTAGGATTTGCTCCAGCAGATAAATTTAGATTTGAATCTCAAACCTTAGATATGGATTTGAGTTTTAGACAAAGAAGTACTAAAAAATCATTTGATAAAGCACCAATTGATTCTAATAAATTAGGAATATTCTTATCACCAACAAAAGAATTAAATATGGATATAATAAAATCATTACCTGATTTTGTTATTGATGATTATATAGGAGACCCAAAAGATTTATACAAAGACCATTACCCAGATTTAAATACATTGAGAGATTATGTATTCGGTAGATATGAGTTAAACATATACGAATATATTAATTTAATTAAATATATAGATAAATCTATGTTTGAAACACTACATCAATTATTACCTGCTAGGGTAAAATTAATTGATGGGTTATTGATAGAACCACACTTCTTAGAAAGAAATAAAGTAGAAAATAAAGAAGTAGAGGCAACTATACATCATCATTCATCATCTATTGTTGATATACCACCTGATGTTTCAACTGAGTTTATACCAAAAGAAGCATTTTTACATTTATCTGAATCAGTTTCACCTGTAGTATCTGTAGAAGGATTAGATGGTACGATAACTGATACAAAATTAGAAACGCTAGTAGCTAGTGTACAAGATATTAATGGTTCAATTACTTTATCTGCAGATGATGATGTTTCGGGAGTTATAACAAGAAACTCTGGTTCTGATATGGGAGGATTCTCAATAGAAATAGATGCACAATTGACAGGTTCTGTTAAATCAGAAATTGATGCATTCGATTTTGATTCTGTTATTGGACTATCAAAAGATTCATTATCAGTAGCTGGGTTTGGAATAGGGCCTGGTACAAATGGATTTGCACATAGAACTAGAATAGATGTAGATAATAATTTTGTAAAAGAAAAAGTTAAAGTATTTATAGTTAAGAAAAACAAAACATTTAAAGAAAAGATAAATGTTAATTCTAATGATTCAAGTTTAGGTAAAAAAATTGTTGAATCAACAAGAGAATTTACATTAGTAACAATACAATCCCCATCGGGTTCAGCGCCAAGTGTAGGTGATAAAGACCCAGATGGAACGGTAGTACAAGTAACACCACTACGTGGTTACCTACCAACGCATCATAGAAATGTGGGAGATAAAACAACTGGGATGGAAAATTCTTTCTTCAAAGGTAGTAAGCAAACAAAAGCTACAACTTTAGATGGAACACCTCCCGTAGAGACATTTACTACTAATCCTAACACTCTAAAAGTATCAGATAGTGGTAGAGGAAGTGGTGAACCAATATTAGAAGTTGAATAATTAATCGAAAATTAAAAATAGTTATATTTATATACTGAAAGTAATAATATACAAGGGAATAAACAATTATGGCATATTTAGACAACACAGAAATCACAGTCGATGCAATTCTTACCAAAAAGGGTAGAGAAAAGCTCGCAACAGGTGAAGGTCTTAACATTACGAGATTTGCTTTAGGAGATGATGAAATAGATTATGGTTTATATGAACCAGCTCATCCCAAAGGTTCTGCATATTACGATGCAGCTATTAAAGCAATCCCAATTTTAGAGGCATCACCAGACGAAACACAAGTATTAAGATATAAATTAGTAACATTACCAAAAGGTACTACTAAGATTCCAAAAGTAGAATTTGGTGTACCATCTATATCTGTTAACCAAAAAAGTGGTGAAGTAGCATTAGTACCTACAACATCTCCTGCTGGAAATCAACAGGCTGGATATACAATAGTATTAGCAAATAAAAACGCTGGTACAATTGTAGGAAGTGGATTAGCAGTATCAGCTGGTTCAGTACCAGTATTCTTAGGTGATGAAGTTACTACAACAGCAGCAGTTGAAAGTGGATTAAAATTTGAGTTTATTCCTAATCCAAATATAACTGAAAATATTAAAACAACAATAACGGTATATGGTAACGAAACGGGTGGTTCACAAACTATTCCTGTAAAAGTATCATATATAGTATAAGAGGATAAAATAAAATGGCAGAAATAACAGGACAACAAGGAGCATCGCTAACTAATGAGTTGGCTCAATACCTTCAAAATGCAGATGGATTAGTATCCTCTGAAGAATTAGCTGGTATTATTAATGAATACCTCTCCGGCGGTGACCAACTTGAAGCGAGTGGGGTTAGTGCAGCTACGGGTATTTATAAAAGATTTAATCAATTTGATTTAATTACTGGAAAGGTTGAAGTAGTAACAACAGGATTGTGGACAGGTGATACAGGTTCACTTACTGCATTCTATACTTCATCTCAAAGTGATTCAGCATCGGGTGATTATTATTATAATGTATTTAACGATACAGCAGGAGCAAATTTACAATTTGCAGTAGCATACGGTCATATTAGTGGTAGTGGTTCTGTCTCCCTTGCTACAAATGATAATGCTAAAAATCCTTCAAAAGCTACTTACTCACAATATCGTTCAGCACTATTAGACCAAGGTGATTCCCATTTTACTTTCGCATCATCATCAGGTTTAGGACACAATACTGAAGATATATTTGTTGTTAACATAGCAAGAGCCAGATACAAAGAACAAATGGATGCTGGTAACTGGTCACTTAAATTAAGTGGTTCTAGAGGTACACATACATTTATTGATGATAGTGGTAAGAAATTCTCAGATACAGTTGGTAAATCAGGTAGAGTGTTTAATGTAGTAAGTGGTTCATTGAACTTAGGTTCAGCAAATGAAGCATCTATTGAAAGAACATATACTTCTGGAGCAGCTGAAGGACAAGGATTTGGATTATTCTATCCTGACCAAGGAATGATTATACTTAACCCTGGCGCATTAGAATCTACAATTGGAACTTCGTTAGATACAGGTTCGGTTGGTGGATACTCAATGACTGGTTCAAAAGCAGTTGGTGTGGATGCTGATAAGAAAGCACATCATTGGTTGTATGAATCAATGGTAAAGGGTGCAGATTTTGAAGCAAGGAGAACTGAAAATGTATCTACATCACATTACTTTGTTAGAGCAACAAACAGAGAATATAACTTCTCTAATAACCCAACATTCGTAAGTGGTTCAGATAATTCATTTTCAATCGCTTCGTTTAGGAGAGACCCTAAAACGTTTATTACAACAATAGGTCTTTACAATAACGCAAGTGAGATGTTAGCAGTAGCTAAAACATCTCAACCGATTGCAAAATCATTTGATAAAGAAGTGTTAGTAAAAGTTAAATTAGATTTTTAAACCGTAGGCACACATTTCAAACAAAGTAAGAACCTCATCAAAAGTGAGGT